TTACCCATCGGCGCGGCTTAAGAGCTTATTTTTGAATTCACAATGGTCACGATATAACCATCTTGCTCGCCCGTGGATAACTTTGGCTTTTGGCAGGTCGCCGGACTTAATACGGTCATAGATGAAGGTTTTACCGAAGCCAGTATCAGCCATGATGAATTTCAAATCAACCAGTGAATCAGGCTGTAGTTCATGTTGCATGAGTGCTATCTCCGAATAGGGAATCGAACCTGCAAATCAGGCAATAAAAAAACCGCATTGATGCGGCGATGGTAGGTCTGGATATCTTGAGAAATGAACAGGCCTCATTGGGTTTGAGGCTGTGTGATTCCATGGTTAGTCCTTGCGTAGTTCGCTAATTCTTCTGTAAGTCTCTGGTGCTTTGTTTCCGTGTATCTTCATTTCAGACTTCAACAGAGCAACGAGGGAATCCCATTCGTTGAGGATGCCTTTGAATGCCGGAACGCGCTTTGCAACCTTGTCGAATGAATCTCTGATTTCTGGAATCTGCTCAACAAGTGCAACGCATCGTCGGAAATCGGCTGCGTCATGTGGAGCGCCGAAGTGATGACCATAGATATTCTTTTTCAGTCCACATGCGATTGAGGCAAGAGTTGCGCTACTGATGCCGACATCGCCAGTCGATTGCCATTTCAAAATCTTCATAGCCAAATCTGACATTTCTTGTCTCCATAAAACAAAACCCGCCGTAGCGAGTTCAGATAAAAGAAATCCCCTCGAGTGCGAGGATTATTATTCATTGCCGATATTCACCTTTATAGCGAACACCTTTACCGGTTTATCGCCAAAGTGTGGATGTGTGATTGTCTTCACTTCATATCCGTCATACGGAACATCAATTCTGCGACTGGAATCGTCGCGCTTCGGATATCCCTTTGTGATAATCAGGCGGTCATACTCCCGGAACATGATTCGCTTATTCCAGTAGTCATTACACAGGCGATACTCTTCCGTTTTCTCCCCGCGAATCATGGCATCGAAGTATTCACCTTTGACGGCAAGTTGCAGGTTAGCCACGACCTTCCTCCTTTGGCTTGTGAATTTGTATTGTCATGCCGCTTTGAGTGGTGACTACAATGGCAGAACCAGGCTGAAGACTGTTGAGATTGAATGCTTCGTAAAACGAATCCAAGGCCAGTGCTTTTTTATTCTTTCGGTTCCACCAACGCCATCCCTTGCTACAGGCCACGTTGACAATCCACTGCCCACTCCTGTAAGCCATATAAAACCAGATGAGCAAAACCTGAAGGAAGGCCATCCAGTCAATAATCGTATATTTTGCAAAGGAGTCCATCATTTCACCTCCTGCGGCGGTTCTGGTAGCGGCATCCAGTGGGTTACATTGCGGCTCTGCGTTTCGAAGAACTCCTCACCATTGCGGACGACATCAAAAAACTCACCGTCTCGATATTGCGCATAAAGAACGAATGCACCATCACATAAAATAATTACGTGCTGACCATCATCAGGCATTCGCTGACTACAGCTTATCCAACCATCCGGAGTTACCGGAGAGCTGCCCGACAGCTCGTGCAACTTGTAAGTTTGGCTTACAGGTTCGGCTTCCAGTTCTGCTATGCGCTTTTTTGCTGCTTCCAGCTCAACACGCAGCCTCCCAACCGTTAGCGCAATATCCTCGTTCTCCTGGTCGCGGCGTTTTATGTATTGCTGGCTTTTATCCAGTTCATACAGCAACGTTTCTGCGTAAATATAAAGTTCCTGTTTTTCACGATCCGCAGGATCGCTGTAATGCTCCTGCATGTATTGAAATTCTTCACGCAGTGCCTGATAGTCAATCTTGCTCACTGGTCGCCTCCTTTGCGCCACATCGCATTCAGATGTTTGTTTTGATTCACTGATGGAAACGAGTTTCGCTTAAGTAATTCCTCTCTCGATGGCATTGGCTTTACGCGTTGGCGAATAATCATTTCTGCTGGAAGAATGCCGGGATTGTATGCAAGTCCTCTCATGATTTACTCTCCACGAACTGGTCAATAGCCATGCTAAGTGACATACCTAAAGTTTCGATATGCTGCTGAATATCCTGTAGCGTCTGCGCCTGAGATAACAGGATTTCACGGTTGCATAACTCTTTGACCAGATGCTCAAACTTGCTGTAATAACCGATACGGCTTAGTGTTTCTTTCCCTGCATTCTCACCTTCTTTGATAATTCCTCTTTCATTAAGAATCAGGTCGTGTTTTGTTCCAGTAATAACGTATTTACCGAGGTCGATGTTTAGCTTCATTGTTAATTACTCCATGTTAATTTATTTGTATGCCTGCTCTTTTTTCATCGAGTTTTTTTAGCTTGTATCGCATAGCCCTTACTGAATAAATTGAGCGGCAGGTTGCAATTGCTATTTCTTCTGCGGAGAACTTACCGAAAAGTGATACTTCGGCTCTTGTCCATCGTCTTCCACGAAGTCGGCTAACAATGTCAGCGCCAATCCTTGTTGCTTTCGCCATTACTGCTTTTTCAGTCCTTTCCAGTTTTTCAGCGATAACTTCAACTGGCATTGTCGCCGCTACTTCGCGCAAGAAATCGACTTCCCATTTCTCCCATGGAGTCTTTTTCATAGGCGATACCGTTATTTGATAAGAAGTGAAGGTTTCCCAACTTTGAGTTGAGCGCCGGGGATATTTATTCCTGCTTTTAGTTGGTGTTTGATTGCCAGTTTGTCGGCTTTAATTGTCGTTTCAAACTCAACGTATTCTTGAGGAAGGGCGCTTGAGTCGATGATTTCTACAGTTTCTGACGGTTTGCGGATTGTTACCTGGTGGATACCTGCTCGAATCTTTTTCTTGCCAACCATTTCAAGCGATGACGCTATATACGCCATAATGCTGTCAATCTTATTTTGAATTACTGCGGCTCGTTCATTCAGTGACTTTGCCTCGTCCTTGAGGCGTTCAGCATAACCAGATTCATTTTTAATAATGGCGAGAAGTTGCTCTATTTTATCGGTAAATTCTCCTTCCATGCCTTCTATTGTGTCAGCAATCATCTCTGGCTCTAAATCTGAATCCATCAATTTTGCGTATTCATTGGCTATTTCATATAGTTTGCTCACTGGCAACCTCCAGTTTCGCTTTGCATTCTATGTAAATGGCTTGTACGTTCTGCTGCAATTTCATTCCAGATGTCAGGCGATATGCTTCTGCAAAATATCGCTTCAAATCATCCATGTTTTCAGCCTGGGCCATTTCATCACAAAGAAGTTGTGCTTTATCCGTTATTTCCTGCTGGCGTTTCCGTTCATCTTCGTGGATATCTTCCTCTGATTTCTGCGGCATAACTGGTTCCTGATGCATACCTTCATCTTCGTTAAGCAGGTGAATGGCATTATCCAGTCGCTGGGCTTTAGGCCAGTATTTGCTGGCGCGTTTAACTATTGTTTTACGCGCCATCTCTTCCCAGAATGTTTTCCACGGTCCATTCTTTGCCTTGCTCGTTGCTTCCACTGCTTTAATTTCTGCCAGACTCATTTCTTCAGTCAGGTAGTCACCATCTGCTGTTTTAACCGTGCAATAACCACCAACAATAGAGCCTCGCTCACCAAATGCGTTGTATTTGTGGGTTGGTGCTGAATCAAGGCCATTTGATTCATAGGTGTCGTTTGAGTACACCAGTTTGCATTGCCCCCACTTAATTGAACCTGTCGATTGCGCAAGGTGAAGTAATCCCATATAGCTGATATCAAGGCAAACCATGCCGTCGCGCGGAACTAGATAAGCAAGTTTGCTGGCCGGGTTTAAGGTGATGCCGATCGCCGCAACATTGATGATGGCGTTCTGTGCGCTGGTTGGGTTTGCCAGTGCTGTTTTAGCCAGGTAATCGTTTTTCTGGAAATACTGAATTGCAAACTGGCTTTCCTTAGCCCATGTCACCGTCTGTTCAGTCAATGCTCCGCAGAATAACTGCTCCTGCTGTTTAACGAATTCAACGATATTGCTCATGCTGCTTCTCCATAAATGTGTCTGCGTTTGAATATTGCGAAGGCATATTCAGCCTTAACTCTTTCGGTTATTGCATCCCAGAACCATTCAGCGGCTTTTTCCTGATAGTTACAGTCATCATCTTCCAGCCAGTCGATAGCGTCCTTAGTGTGTTCATCTGGTTTATATGAGCGAAGCATTTCGCTTATTGGGTCGCAACGTTTGCAGAGGCGATCAACTTCACTGTTGATTCGTTCGTAATCTTCATCAGTAAAACTTGCGATTATTTGCGATATTTCACGCTTATCATTCAGAGTCAGAATCATCATCTTTCTCCTGTTCTTTGTGCTGATTGAGCATTTTGTTCATCTGACGAATGAATTCTTCGTCTGACCAGTTATCTGTAAAACTCATTTCCTGCGATACCATGGAAGGTTGATAGCTGATTTCATCGCTTTATTTGCTTCAAGCCACATTTTGGAATCACCAATAAATCTGGCTATTACTGCTTTGTTTTGTGCAGCACGAAGCATCTGGTGATTAATGGCTATTTCATTGCGCATAACGCCTCCAGTTGTTTCTTTGCTGCTCTGATTAATTGTTTAACTCGGCGTGATAATTCAGATTCGTGCGGGTAGAAAGCGGACATGACGCCGCTACCCGCGAGCTGAAAGTGCATCATGGGTAACTCCTTATATTTGATTGCATAACGAAAATGCCTCTCGTGAAGCATTATTGGTATGCGGTAAAGCCGCGCTCAGGCGGCTACTCTATTTCTTCTTCGAATGATTTTATTAGTCGGTCAATAACATCATCTGTTTCAATATCATTTCCGTCCGATTGCTTTAATACGTCTATTGATTCTGCTGCGGTAAATTCCATCGCTGTGAGAAACTCGACAATTGCACACTCAACGACATATCGTTCTTCATCTGTACGACATGAGATAAAAGAGCATTTAATTGCTGTTATTACTTTTTGTTTAAGCTCTGCAGGATAATCAGTTTTTATCATCGTTCACTCCGTCAAAAAAATTGCCCTCACATTGGAGGGCAAAGAAGATTTCCAATAATCAGAACAAGTCGGCTCCTGTTTAGTTACGAGCGACATTGCTCCGTGTATGCACTCGTTGGAATGAATACACAGTGCAGTGTTTATTCTGTTGTTTATGCCAAAAATAAAGGCCACCATCAGGCAGCCTTGTTATTCTGTTTACCAAGTTCTCTGGCAATCATTGCCGTCGTTCGTATTGCCCATTTATCGACATATTTCCCATCCTCCATTACAGGAAACATTTCTTCAGGCTTAACCATGCATTCCGATTGCAGCTTGCATCCATTGCATCGCTTGAATTGTCCACACCATTGATTTTTATCAATAGTCGTAGTCATACGGATAGTCCTGGTATTGTTCCATCACATCCTGCGGATGCTCTTCGAACTCTTCAAATTCTTCTTCCATATATCACCTCAAATAAGTGGTTTGCTGCCTAATTTCATTTTCTGGCGACCAACACAAGTCACACCCATTTCGCTGCGTGGCTTGCGGTAGTAAATACGGTTCTGTTTACGCTCGACTTCATCTGCCTTCTTGCAGAGAAGGCTGCCAAGTGATGCTGCTTTGTCTGCTCTGACGCAACCAGAGAGCTTTAGCGCAATCTTCCGCGCCAGTCGCTGTTCATTCATTGCCTGTTCACGTTGAGCCTGTCTGCGTGCTCTGCGGCGATTTCTGGCGTTATCGTCAGCCAGATATGTAATGACTACTGTCATGTTGACCTCCGATGATTGACTTTAGCGGTGACGTGACGGGGGGAGGGAGGTTAACTCCCTGATGCTGTCGCGCTGCTGCACTTCACATCACCCCAAAGCCAACTACTCTTTGGTTCCCGCATTTCGGCGGGACAATCCCATCAATGTTAAAGAGCCTGCCAATCTGTTCCGTTTGGCTACCAGCGTCCTGCTGATGGCTTAAATTTAAGATTTCTTTAATTAATGGTCAAGGGTGTTTTGAAGAAAACTTAAATTTTATTGTGGGACTTAAGTTTTGCTTTGATTTTTAAAGGAAAGAAAAAAGGGGCGAATGCCCCTTATGGAAGGTTTGCTATTTTTGCATCGACAACTACACCGATGATTTTGCAGTTCCCGTTGATCTCAATCATCGGATATTGTGGGTTAAGTGGTTTTAGAAACTTTCTGCCTGCATCAATAACTAACTTCTTGAAAGTTGCCTCGTTTTCTCCTTCGAGCTTTGCCACTACAAGCTTCCCGTTACGAGGTTCTACTTCAGGATCGACGAGTATTATCATTCCTTCGGGGATGCTGAGACCGGCTGGAGCCGTCATCGAATCACCCTTTACGTCCAGCCAAAACGAATCTTCTGAACAATCTACGGTTGTATCGTACCAGTTATCTATTGCACGCTTATGATATGGCTCTACAGCTTCCATCCAACATCCTGCGCTTACCCAACTAATTAGAGGATACGAACCTCTTGGATCATGCCTGCTGTGATAGGCAATGTTTGAAAGACTATCTTCTCCTTTCAACAAGTAATCAGGGGAGCACTGCAAAGCCTTGGCTAAGGCCAATAGGTTTTCGCCATTGGGCTCAGTTTCAGAACGCTCCCATTGGGAAATAGCAACATTAGACACGCCAACCATCTTGCCAAGGGCAGCCTGCCTAATTTTGAGTTCTTTTCTGCGAGCGCGAATACGCTCACCCATCAGTTGTGTATTCATAGTTAAGACATCTTAAATAAACTTGACTTAAGATTCCTTTGATAGATAATTTAAGTGTTCTTTAATTTCGGAGCGAGTCTATGTACAAGAAAGATGTTATCGACCACTTCGGAACCCAGCGTGCGGTAGCTAAAGCGTTAGGCATTAGCGATGCAGCAGTCTCTCAGTGGAAGGAAGTCATCCCAGAGAAAGACGCCTATCGACTGGAAGTCGTTACAGCTGGCGCCCTGAAGTATCAAGAAAGTGCTTATCGCAAAGCGGCATAAGCAAATTGCTCTTTAACAGTCATGGTCCTCATTCCCGCCGAAATGCGGGAATACAACGCGCATCAGTTGGTGCGTATAACTTCTTATTTGTTAAGGAAATACTTACATATGCAACTTACAAGTACTCGCAAGAAAGCGAATGCAATTACAAGCAACATCCTAAATCGAATTGCTGTACGTGGTCAGCGAAAGGTTGCCGACGCGTTAGGGATTAATGAATCGCAAATTTCGCGATGGAAAGACAGCTTTATCCCAAAGATGGCCATGCTTCTGGCTGTGCTGGAGTGGGGTGTTGAAGACGAGGAATTGGCGGAACTGGCAAAGAAAGTAGCCAAGGTGCTGACAAAAGAAAAGCCTCAAGACTGCTGCAACAGTTTTGAGGCCTGA